TAGTAAGAACTGCCGTTCCAGTTGCAGTTGTTCCAGAGTCTGGTGCAGAAAAAGTAATACTAGGAACTGAACTATATGCTGTACCACCATCACTAACTGTTACAGATGATACAGCATCAGAAGTTAGAACTGCCGTTCCTGATGCTTGTGTTGCATCAGGTTTTCCAATTTTAACTAGAGGTGTGGTAACATAACCAGTTCCAGCTTTTCTAATTGTGAATGAATTTTCTACAGCAAACCCAGAAGTTACGCCATTACTAATCACATCAGCAGTAAATTTAGTACCATGTACATTTTCGCCGAATTTAAATGTACCACCAGAAGTCAGAATTGCTTCTGCAGTTGCATTAGTTCCAGTTCCTGTAATTGTTACTGTTGGAGCAGTTGTAGTATAACCACTACCAGGATTTGAAATTAAAATATCACTTACTGTATCACCTGTAATAGTTGATGCGACAGTAGTTGGTTTAATAGCACCAGTAACATCACCGATAGTTACTACAGTATTTCCACCATAACCAGTTCCACCGTTAGTAACATTAATGTACTTAATACCACGAACCCAATTATGAACAATTGAGTATGCAGTTTCTGCAGCAATCTTATCAATCTCGTCAACACCAGTCTCAAGTCTCTCATCGGCAAACTCCATGAGTTCACATGTAATATTGTAAGTAGGAACATCACCTAAAGGTCTCAGAGGTGTTTCATTCTCTACAAATTTAATTTGAAATAATTGTTGTGTAAGTGGGAAGTAAATTGCATCACCTTCATTTGGTCTTTCAGAACTAACCAAATTATTGGATCTTGATTGTACTAAGTCTTCCCATCTACGTCTAGAAACTACAAAGGTTGCTTCTTCAGAAATTCTTACGCCGAACTTACTAAGAAGAGTTCCGTCACCCTGAAACCCATCATAGTTTTGTAAATACATTTCAATGAGATAGTTCTCATCAAACCTAGAAAGAACGTCTTCTCTAAAAAGTCTATCTGTTGTTACCATCTCTCTAGGCAGGTAGTAAACATCCTGTCCATAGATCTGCATCGATTCGATGATTAGATCTTCATAGAGTAGTTGTTCCGATCTTGTTCCTTGGGAGAAATATACGTTCTTAGCCATATCATCCTACAAAGTCTAAAGGTGGTAATTCATATGTAGTAGTCATTTTATCCTCTATCGCTTGTAGTTCACCAACAGCATCATCATATAGTTGTCTACCATTAAACTCTACACCCCCAGGCATTTTAATTCCTTGGAATTTAATTAAATTTTGTCCCCATTGTCTCTTTATAAGAGATGTGAGATATCTTTTAACAAAAATCTCATTATAGAGTTTAGTAAATGCATCGGGATCTAATGCTCTATAACAATCAATAATAACATAATCACCTGCGTCCGAAAGATCCCAATCAATATCTAAATACAATCTATTTTGTACTTTATTATATCTGATATCTTTATTACCCTCAATTAAGAAATCTAATGTTTCAAGATATTGCATTGTGATTTCCATATTAAGGATATCATATGCATAGAAATTATAAAAATCATTTAGGAAGAATTGATATCTAAAGCCAAACATGTTATTGACCATTGAGTTAGAGATCTTTTTGATCCCCTCAACGCCAAGAACATGATCAGGTAGAGTTAAATATCCTCTACCTTCTTCAAAGTTAAGAGTTCTAGTTGTGCCCGTCACCCCAGCATTTGTATCTGTTGATGTTGACGGTGCATTTCTACCAGATCCTCCCTTACCGCCGTTTAAAACATCATCTTCAGTTAATTTGTACTTAAGGTACATTCTTTCAGCACCATTATAAGCCCTCTCAGTAAACAACTGGAGAGTATCATCGATGAGATCTTCAACTTGATCATCGTCAACATTGATCTCAATGACAGGTTTACCCAGCTGCCTCAAGCAGTATTCTTTTAATGTTGATCTACTACTTGGTTTTGCCATTATTCTTCCGTGGTGTAAGAATCTTTTTCAGATGTTTCAGGTTTAGGTTGCAAATCTTGTAAGAGTTTATTTAGATACATGATCTTAGACTCGAACATTAGATTTTGTTGTGTGAGTTGATTAATTTTGGCACTCATGACTTGCATGAGTGCATTCGCTTCATCAGGATTCATAATTACTCCAGTTTATCAGTATGTGCCACCGTCGAATGTAGTTGTCCAGGTTGGAACACCTGAAGCGGTGACAGTTAGGATTTGGTTAGATGTGTCAGCATCAGCACTACCAGCGGCAACAGTCCTCGTCAATCTCTTATATTGATCGAAGAATGCAACACCATTCAGAATACCGTCATCAAGTTTGACGGTCTTGAACCATGCAGAACCTCTAGTTCCACTAAAAACATTTGCGTTATTAGTAGAATCTGGAACGTACTTGAAATACTTTTCCCCTTCTGTAGTTGTGGTTTCGTCATAACCGAAGAAACCTAGTTTGGAATCAGTGCCGTCCAGATACTTGAACTGAATACCACGGTCCATGTTATCATCAGATGCTTGACTGATAGTCAGTTTTGCTTCTGCATCAATTCCAGCGGTAATCGTATTGGAAAGTGTAATCGTAGTGGTGTTGAATACCTTAGTATTTACTTTGGTAATCGCTGCAAGTTGTGCAGCAGTTGGGGTTCCACTACCTACATTAGATAATGAATTACCATTATAGAAGTCATCACCACGAGTAGAGATGTTGGAAGCAAGATCTAATGTTACTTCAGATGCAGTTTGAGAAACGAAAGTACCGATTTCAGCGAAAGAAGCACCATCATAGAAGTACAGAGTTGCACCAGAAGAAGGAGCAGAACTGAAGTTCTGAGAAACATTGAACGAAATTCTAACATTAGAAATCGTTGTGCTGTTTGGAATTGATGTTCCAGTAATTGATGCACCCTCTACAATAGAAGATGGATTGTCGATAACAAGATCAGAAGCACCAGAAGATGCTGCACTCATCACAGTTTTTTCGGATACAGTATCACCAATAGTGAAGACTGGATCATTAACTGACATCTCAGTCGAGTTAACAGTTGTAGTAGTACCAGCAACTTGAAGGTTACCACGAATGATAACATTACCACCTGCATCACCTGCATCGGGGAATGGGTCAAGAACTAAATCCTGTGCGTTGAGATTATCTGTAGAAATCTCATTACCTTGAATACGGATATGACCCAGATCCACCGTGGTACTTGCAGTACCAAGATTTACAGTAGTCGCAGCACCGAATGCATTGACTGTAGTTGCATTAGTATTTAAAAGATTGAATGACGGCTGATTGGTTGTGATGTCTCCACCATCAACATTTAAATCTAAATCAACATCAAGATTGTTATTAATACTTGTAGTACCAGTTGCAGCACCGATATCAAGTGCAGTAGCAGCACCAAATGCATTAACCGTAGTTGCGTTGGTATTAGCAAGGTTAAATGATGCAGTGGAAACAGTAAGATCTCCACCATCAATATTTACATCACCGTCTACATCAAGGTTGTTGTTGACGTTAGTAGTACCAGTTGCGGCACCAATCTCAATAGTTGTTGCAGCGCCAAATGCATTTACTGTGGTAGCAGTTGCATTGAATACGTTCTGTGTAGATTGGGTGCCAACAACAGTTGAAGAACCCATCGTTGTGGTTCCGCCATCTGCACCAATATTAATAGCAGATGCATCACCAAAAGCGTTTACTGTAGTAGCAGTGCCATCGGCAAGGTTAAATGTTGTAGTAGAAACTGTGAAGTCTCCACCATCTAGGTTTAAGTCACCGTCTACATCAAGGTTGTTATTAACATTAGTAGTACCAGTTGCAGCACCAATTTCGATAGTGGTTGCAGCACCAAATGCATTTACTGTGGTAGCAGTTGCATTAAATACATTTTGAGTACTTTCAGTACCAACTAAAGTTGAGGAACCCATTGTTGTGGTTCCAGCAGCTGCTCCCATGTTGATAGCAGAAGCGGCACCAAATGCATTGACTGTAGTTGCAGTTGCATTGAATACGTTCTGTGTAGTTTCAGTACCAACAACAGTTGAAGAACCAATTGTTGTGGTCCCAGCAGCTGCACCAATATTAATAGAAGATGCATCACCAAATGCATTAACCGTAGTTGCAGTAGTGTTTAACAGGTTGAATGATGTTTGATTAGTGGTTAGATCTCCACCATCAATATTGACATCGTTATCGAAGTCAACGTTACCACTTCCAAATGTGATTAGTTCAGAACCATCGGTGGTATCAATTGCGATATATTGATTATTACCTTCTTTAACCTCAAAAGCATCTGCAGTATTATCAGGAATAGTAGCTGAACTAGTTCCTGATGTTACTAAGTTACCAGTGACAGTAACATTAGTTGTATAAGTCCAACTAGCGCCTGTTACTTGAATTTGATCTGTATTGTTCTCGTCATACTCGATCTTTGCGTCTTTGTCCGAACCAAACGAGAGGAATGTATCATCAACAATATTAATTTCACCAGACCCAGCAGGATCTAGAATGATATCACCATTTGCATTAGTCGAAGAAATGGTATTTGAATCAAATCTAAGATTATCGACATTAAAAATGTCAATTTTTGAATCTTGGTCAATAAGTAATGCAGAGTTTGCAGTCAAAGTACCATGTTGGTGGTCCAACATGTCAGTAAAATACTTACCACCGATTACGTCGATGTTTGCAGCATTACCGCTTGCATCCTCGGTGCCCTGACCGACGAATAGCTTACCACCTGCACTAACTGAAGAACCACCACCAGCTTGTACCTTATCAGGATATGTACCAGCACCATAACTGTATGCGGGTTCACCATTTCGTAGATTACCTGGTGTTGATGTTGGAGAGGTACTAGACCTCTTTAACTTTAAAAACGTGCTCATTGTTGTATCCTAGTAGAAAGAATTAATAGAATCCTGCGTTGATCGTAAGACCGTCATTTTCAAGAATATTTCTCGCTACCCATGTTTGAGTTGCAAGATCATACTGTAATACTGCTCCATCGCCAGCACTGTTGAGATTTACATCAGTCAATGATGATAATCTACCACCAGCACCGCCTGAAGCGGAAACAGTAATCACTTTTGGGGTGTTTGAAACGGTGACCTTCGTATTCATGTAGTTACTCCTGGATTAACAGTAACGACGCCCTCGATCACTCTCGTTTTAGTTCCTCCTGCGGAGGTTACAACAACATCGTAAAGATACCTTCCGGCTTCCAACGTTGATGTTGTAGACGCAAGTAGTGTAAGTACCACAGTACCATCTTCAGTACCAGAAACATTTGCAATAAAACTGGTTGATGTAGAACTGCTAAATGATTTCTTGAGTTTTGCTTCGGCACTATAGCCGGTCAAATCCCAAGCAGCATTGCTGTCATCATAAACACCGACTTGAACAGTGAAGTCCGAACCTTGGTCTATGTATAAGTTATGTACTGCTGCCATTGAGGTTTTACCACTTACCTTTATTTATACAGAGAGTTTGTCTCTCAAGTATTTATATTGTTCACTACTTGTTTGAGTAAATCCTTGAGTTCGCCGATTTCTTGTTCGATTTTATCTAATCGTTGTTCTTTTTGAATTCTAATCTCATAAGATTTCATATATTCTTCATAATTGCGAGTATTATTATTGATGATGGCACCAGACTCAATATCTCTAGTGAGATCTGGATGGCCATCAACTTTAAAATTTTTTGTCATACTGCAAGTGCAATTGCTCTAAAGTTTTTAATCAAAGGAACATTACTTTGATCATCACCGATCATAACAATTTTAATTGAAAACTCCTTGAATGGTGATAAACTAGTTGATTCAAACTCAAATGCTTTAAACTGTTTTCCGTCAATAGGAGAAACTGGATAATCTGCAGAAGGAATTTCTACATATTCAAGTAAATTAAAATCATCAATTTGATCATCTTGTTTTGATTTTAAAAATACCTTGAGATCAACTCCCTGTTTTCTTACTGCATCAAATTGAACTTTTATTGAAGTAGCAGAGTTTTCCAGAGTAACTTTTTTTGTTACATATACAGCATCGTGTAAGGAACCAGATGGTTCCAAATCTTTGGATGCAGTCGTTGAAATATTTCCACTTACATCTTTAATAGAATTGATTCTATTCATAGAAGTAATTACAGAAGATCCATCCAGTTCTATAATAGGACTTAATGAAGATACTGTTGTAGACATTTCTACATCTAATGCAAAGGAATTAGCACTCCCAAAGTATTCAGTTTTATTTGGTTCTGATAAGATAACTCTAGAAGAATCCAATTCATTGATTTCAAGATTTGATACTGATGTAGAACCAACAACTGTAAAAGTACCAGTATTTTGTTGTGTAACATTAGAACCAGATACTGTATCAATTTTATAATTTAATGAAGTGCCAGATAAAACAATATCATTAATTCTTGGTGTAATCGACTCAAACTGGAAGTTTCTTGTAGCAATAATTTCAGACCCACCTGTTTGTAAAGTATCATTTGCGTTGGAAGCAACAGAAATCTGATACCTATCCATGTCAATAATCTTGGTCAATTTATGAGTTGCATTAATTTGTGTAAGAGGAATACCATTCAGACTATAAACTTCGACTGAAGAATTGTTATTGTGTGCAACAATAACACTATTACTGATACCACGACCACCAGCAGGAATTGTGATAGTATTTCCATTTATTCCACTGTAAGCAATAATCTCACTATCAACCAGAACATAACCTAAGTTTTGATTGCTAACTGGATTATTATTAATTTGTGATGGAATATATGTACCATTAGAAATATTCAATGCAGTGTCAGTTGCAAACTGTGTATTTCCTATATTCGTTTGTAGTTTTACTGTTGGGACAATTGACTTTACGCCAGAAATACTTACAAAATTTTGAATTGTATGCATACAATGATTTGGATGCAATACTTCAATAATTGCACTACCAGATGTCATGTATAAAGAATCATTTGGAATCTTGACACTAGAAATCTTTTTATTTGGTAATTTAGCAGTTAAAACTGTATTGGTAACAAACTCTGATCTATTAATTGAGAATTTAATATCTTCAAACTGATCTGGAGTCCAAATACTCATATTTTGAGACTTAAACAAACTACCAACATTTGGTTGTTTGTGAATTACCTGATTGGTTGTAACATCAAGTTCATTTAGTCTAGAAACCCAAACTTTATATTCTAAAGATCTTGTTCTTAAAATAAATGCATAATCATTATCTTCAGCAACAAATACAGGTGAATCAAAAGTAAACCTTGTAGAAGTTGATGCATTATCAGAAACATTTACAGTAGATGCTTCAATTGTTTTTGTGCTATTGGGAAGAATTTTTTCCGTGGGGAAACCATTTTCAATAGTTCTGATATCTATAGTTACGGGTACTGCACTATCCTTCGATTGGAAGAATACATCAATCGAACTGATAAACATTCCTCCTGGTTGATCCACAAAGAAGGATTGCGCCAGAGGGTCACCACGCCGAGGTGGTGGTGGTGGGGGATCAGGAATAAATCTAGTTCTAGTTTCACTAATTGGTGTAGATGTAATTTCTGGAATCTTGAAGTCAAGACTCATACTAGTCAAGTCAAGAAGTGTACCTTCACTGTCATAATTAGCAACAGCATTAGTATCAGAAATACCAGAAATTGTAGTATTGTCAACCTGATCTGTAATCACAAACCTCGATTGTCCAGTTTCAATTTTATCTTTTGGCAATAGAATGAATGCATCAACATCACCAAATTCATTTGTGAAAATTCTTGGTGTTGTTAAAGTTACTTCTGCAATTGCGCCAGTAGTGACACCAGTAAACTTAAGTTTTGTACCAAGAGTAGGTGGATCCAGTAGAGTACCATCATCAACAGTTACATTATCAATTGCAATGACTGTAGATGCAGAACTATAAAGAGAGTCTTGAGTAGTAAGTTCTCCCGAATATTTATTTGGAGCTACAAGATCTGCCTGAATTCTTTTACCAGTACCAGAAGCATCTTGAGATTCAATTATTACTTTTTCACCAACAACGAATGAAGTATTGTTTACAGATCTGGTAATATTACGGAATAGTTTTGGATAGATAACTCCATTTTGATCTGTACCATCAATGAATAGATAAAGATCTGAGTTTGGTTTCATTCTGGAAATGAAACAGTCGATTACAAGAGATCTTGCAAATTTAATAGATTCCAGAGAATTGATTCTATCGCCAACTTCAATGTTTTGAGTGTCTACACTGAAATCATTTCTTACACCACTTCTTGAATCAAGGAGGTTAGTTCCACCACTACCTCTACTACGACCAATTGTATTCCAAGAACCCCATTGATTACCATCAGCACCACTTTGATCATAAAGGAACTTAATTGGTCCAGATAAATCAATTTCGGGTACATTTTCTAGAGCAGTTCTTTGCGTATCATACCAAACGTCTCTAGATGGAGAAATTTTAAAGTCACCAACCCAAGTTACTGTATTAAATGGATTTAGATTTAAAACTCTACTTGCGTATGGATTTTCACTGAAAGCAACTTCAGTATATGGCAACGTGAGGAAAGTTCCTGTTTTTCTAAGTCCACCGACATTTTGTACGCCATCAGAATCTATGGTTACATTTGCATCCAATCCAATATTATTAGTGTATGGATAAGGACGAATTAAACCTTCGTTAATATCGATTGAAATTTTGTAATCAATATCATTTATTGATGAAAAATTGGAAGATCTAAAATTGTCTACAATAAATCCATTCTTGAATCTATTGTTTCCATTAGAATCTAAAATTGCGAGATTATTAGTATCAGTTTCAAGCAAACTTAAAGTAGTGTAATATTCAATATTATCAACTCTAGTTTCAAGATTACCAATATCTTTCATGGTAAATCTTTTTGTTTTCTCCGTCGTAATATTAATTGTTTTTACGTCCTTCAAATATGCAGGTACGTTTAAAGATGCCAACAGTAAAGCATTAGAAACCGTAATGGGAATAGTTGGATTTACAGCAGGAGATCCAACAGAAACTTTAAATTCACCACCCTTGTCTAAAAATAATCTGTCAATTCTACCAAGATAATATTTGTAGTCAAAACTAATTACTTCAGATGGGAAAGGGAATGGAGCAGTAGACTTGGTACTACCGTATAAGTCAAATGCAGAATTAGATCCACCGTTAATAAATGGAGATACTGCAGCGCCAGTGCCGGCAGAAGTCGTGGGTGAATAACTATGTCTGAAATCAAAAATATCTACATAAGGAACACCTTCGTAAGTATTTGGAATATTACCATATTCAATCTCTGTGGTATCGAAAGAATTTGCTGCAAAGAAATCATTATTTGGTTTCAGATGATCAAAATGATCAAAGACTATATTGATTTTATTTTGCGGTACTGGTCTATTGTTGAGTCTTTGTAATTTGGAAATTCTATAAGAGTCTGATACGTCGTTTTTGACCAAAGCAAAATTATCAGTAACATCTTTAAACTGACCATGAACAACGTCAGTTAAGAATCTACCAACTAGATCTGGGTTAGATGTAATTATAACTGATGTAGTTAAGTTAGATCCCTCAACAAATTTGTTATTGGAAATATAAATTACATGTAACGTGGTTCCATTAATATGAATAACTTCTGCAATGACATCATTCAATTTTAAAATGTCACCAACAACAAGATCGGATGCATTATTAATTACAACTCTATCAAACATGTCATTATCAGAAACACCAGTAACTAATGCTTCATGAACTCTGTGAACTTTATATACATCTGGGAATTTTAGATTGATTTCTTTGTCATCAAATCTATTTCCATATGTTGTAAATGTGCTATCCTTTTTATTTGGAGAAGAAACAAAGGTACATTTTCTAGATTTCTTTTCCCTGGAAGTGGTATTATTTACCCTAAGTTTGTAATAAACATCAACAGCTCCACTAACACTAGGAGTGATATTAGAGAGGGTTAAAGTATTTCCGTTGATCGATGCATCAGCTGTATGAGATGCAGTACTAGAGAGGATTGTAAACCCCGTAGAAAGCACTGTAAAGTTATTAGGGGCACTAATAGATACTTCATTACCAGAAACCGTCTTAGTTACCTTGTCTAATTTGACATACGCAAAATCATCTACAGTTTTTACTGGTAACTCGGATGCAGAAACATAGAAGTTTTTATTCTGCGACTTAAGAGTTGGTGCGGTTGAAAATGTAGCTGTAAATCCAGCACCATTAATTACAGTTGCAACATCACTAATATTATTTGTAGATGAAGTGGCAACAGTTAGAGAAAGATCATCTCTACTGTTAGTAATAACACTACCCGATGAAATATTACCAGTAACTTGACGTAAAACAATTGTTAAAGTACTACCAGAAACTGTTGCACTGTTTACAACACCACGTCCACCGTTAGATGTAAATACAAAATCACCTTCAACTAAATCAGTAGAAGATGCAGTAGCTGTGAGTGTAGTAAATGTAGTTACTTCAGTTAAATACAATCTTGTACCAGTGATACCAATCGCTTTCGCAAGACCAATACTCAAATTGGAAGAATTTCTTAAAGTCAGTTCTTGATTGAGAATAACTGATCCATCAACATCATCAAAATCTAAATATGTTCCGAAATTGATATTAGTTGCTTTATTATTTACAGAGAAACTAGTTCTTGGTTTTTCTACCGTTACATATCTCTTTGCAACATTATTGATTTCAAATCCTCTGACATAAGCTTTACCAGGGGAGATTTCTACTGTATAAAAATTTCTACCATCAATAGAAAGTTCTGGATCAGTAGCAAGAGGGGTTCTATTTAAAATAGTTCTACCATCTTCAATAACAGTATTGACTGGATAGATACCATTATTTTTTCCTGTATCTAGAGTCTCATATACTTTAAACGTAAAATCTGATGTTGTATAGTCACCAGACTCATCAAAAGTTCTTCTTGCAAGATTTTTTTCTAATTCATTATATACAGTTGTTTCCACAATTTCTTGTAGAGTGCCATCCTGCAATCTCAATAATTCAATAAAATCTGAATTATCCGAGAATGTGATAATATCTTTAGAAAGTTTTGCCGAAATTTTTAATCTATCAGCACCAGGCGCAGCAAAATTGGTAGATCCATTTGCATTATCAAATAAAGTATCGTCTTCATTAGAAGATACGATTTCTTCGGTAATAGTTAAACCAATTTTATATGTTGGTTTATTAGAATATTGATCTAGGATTACAAAAGAATCTTCTACTTGTACAAAATATCCTCTGATGTAATACACACCTTCAGTTAAATATGCAATACTACCAGTGTAAGTAGATGCATTTAAAAGCGAAGTAACAGCAAGTGCAGTAGTTTGACCTTTTTCTACAAGAACTTCATTGTTCTTGAATTTAGTCAGTTGGGCACCAGATTGAATGATACCACTTTTAGTGTACTTTACATATAAAGTAAGAGAATCTTTCTCGGAATCTGCGACACTGAGAGTATTTACTACGATACCTTCTACACCCGATTCAGAACCAACTAAAGTTCTGCCAACTAAGGTTGTTCTATAAGATTCTACTTCTATACCATTAACAAGGTTTTGAACAAGAACTGCTGGATATTCTAAGTCATATCCAATTTGACCTGGAATTACTACAGATCCATCTTTGAAAGTATGGTTACCAAATTGTTCAATTTGATTTTGTAACTGCGTTTGCAGCTGCGTTAATTCTCTAGTCTGGACTGGTAATCCAGGCTTGAAAAGAATCTTCTACTTGTACAAAATATCCTCTGATGTAATACACACCTTCAGTTAAATAT